GTACCGTAAGGAAGTTTCACGATAAGGGTCAACATTCTTATATGCTGTAGCGTATATTTTAAAACGCTTCGCACGTTTCGGTGTTAGTATTGGTCTACATGTAGCTAGAGCTAACATTATCTTGTCATGACTCCAAATCTTTATCTTATCAACTTCGGTTTTCGTATCTTATTGCGAATATTATCCGTTAAGTTGTAACCCGTCAACTCCTTGAAGAGTTCTTTATTTCCATTCATAGCTGCTAGACGTGCCTTCGTCGCCGATGGCGCAGAGTTGGGACGCTTGAGAGCAACCTTATTGAATGGTAAGAACTTGAAAGAATTCTTACGATTCTCACCAACAATCATCACCGAATTGGAACCAAAGTTTTCCACAATCTTCGCGATGCTCTTATTCTTAGCAGAAGACATAAAGGTCACATCAGGGAACCATCTCCTCAAAATACGCAACTTGTTCGCGACTGGGAGGGGGTTCTTCATGTTTCCCACAGAATGTGAAACGACTATGACAGGCTTCTTCTTCATCTGCTTGGCCTTCTTGATAATCTCCTCAATCATCATCTTGTGACCAAGGTGCGGGGGGTTGAACCGTCCATACGTGAACACCACGTCCATTCTTACAGTACTCTGACATTTTTTACACTTCATCAAGTCTGTCATCAGACTGCTCCAACCACTCAAGTCTCTTTTCGACAGCCATGCGATACCTGAGTCTAAATTCATTCTCCGTGTCCACAAATGCCCTACACATCGATTGTAGATCCTTCTCGGAAAACTCAATCTCGACATCTTCATTACCAAGTCCATTCATGTAGCAGTAATGTTTGATGACCCTCTCCCTCACCTTCTTAGTGATACGCTTGATGGGTTGCGCCTCCACAAGCTCCTTTCGTAGATAAGTTATCTGACCCTGTATGAAATCACTGTCTATGTTGAGAGCCTTGTCAAAGTAGTAGTCATAAAAATATTGAAAAGTCTCTCGGGTTTCACCGATGGGATGTATCCTAAAATCTTCGTAATCGAAAAAGTATACTGGATCCGCTCTCTTATTGTACGCATTCTTCAAGTGTTTACACAATTCGAGGTAGTCCCCCTCAGGCAAGACATTCGAGTGACTGTCTATTATCTGCATGACTCGAAGTAAATCATCCATCCTTAAAGGTATTAATTTTAATTTGTCTAAGTAACTTAACGAATGTACGACAAGTCCGATTATCAAACTGGTGTGGTACATATAGGTTATGGAAACTTCCACAGAGCACACCAGGCCATGTACATAGATGAGTATATGGAAAAGACAGGAGACCTCAGGTGGGGTATCGTCGCCGTCAATCTCAGGGACGAGGGATTTCGTGAGATTGACGATTACATCGTGAAGACCCCTTCGGAGTACAGGGTTGTCAGGTCACACCTTGATTACGTCGACTGGACGAAGAATAGAACCATCGCCAAACACATGCTCACCTTACCAAGTGTTCATCTCATCACCATCACCGTCACAGAGAGTGGATACGCACCTGGTTCACCCCTCTTCGAGTACTTGGCATGTGGTCTCAGAAACCGTAAAACACCTGTGACCATCTTGTGCTGTGACAACATCAGACAGAATGGCCTCGCCCTCGAGACACAGTTCCTAGCATACCTCTATCACACGAACCAACATGAACTCGCTGTATGGATTCGGGATAATGCCAAGTTTCCCTCGTGTATGGTCGACCGCATCACACCTCGAACAACCGATACTCTCCGCGAAGATGTTGAAAAGAGGTTTCCAGGTTATGGTTACAACGCCGTCCAGACAGAAGAGTACAGGCAGTGGGTCATCGAAGATAACTTCGCTTCAGACTTTCCAGACTTGACACAAGTTGGCGTTGTCATCACGAAAGACATTGAGCCCTATGAAGAGACCAAGATTCGTATTCTCAATGGTGGTCATACGTCTCTCGCCTACCTCGGTGCTCTCTCAGGGTATGACACATTCGATGAAGTCATGAATGACCCGACACACCGACGCCATTTCAAACAACTTCAATATGGAGAGATTATTCCCTCCATCGAGGGTGACATTCCCTTTGACATTTATGAGTACGTCGACAAAGTTGAAGAGCGCTTCTCGAACGCAAGCAATGTCGACGAACTTGATAGAATTTGTATGGACGGATTCACAAAGTTTCACACGTTTGTGGTACCTTCTCTTCGGAAGTGTCTCGAACAGGGGAAGAAACCTATAAACATCTACAAGAGTATCGCTGCATGGTACATCTACTCAAGAAGGTTTGCGAGAGGATGTACTAAAATCAAGTACAACGAACCCAATTGGACACTCCTCGAACCCCTCTTGAGGGATGGAGCTGTTGATGCTTTTGTATCTAATGAGCGTTTATGGGGTGACATCCCAAAAAAGTTTATTACATTCACAAGAGACTTGAAAACTATCCTACTCTCTCAAACATACGAACATGAAATTGACCTACTTGTGAATGATTAGTCCTCATCATCTTCACATGCTTGGCAAGGTGCGTCAAACATGTGACAAGTGTGTTCACCATTTTCAACCATCTCACGGACGTCTGGGTCATTCATGATATCATCGTCGTCGTCGTCACACTTGACCTTTTTGGCTTCGAGTTCTCTGATACGTTCCCGAAGTCTTTTGATTTCATTATCAAAATCCTCTTCAGTCCAGTCATCAAACTCGTTTGGGGAGGGCTTCATCTCAACGAAAATACCGGTGGGGAGTGGGTGGCTTCGGGTAGAACCCATTTTTTTCTTGAAAATTACAATATTTTGTTTCTATTTAGGTGCAATCCACTTACGTGTACCCCTCGACCAGTCAACAATCTTCTTGAGAGTCCATGATGAGTCGATATCACTGCGTGTACGCATCTTCTTCAATCTGAACTTGACAGACCCCTTCGTGGGCGGAACCTGAATGAAACCCTGTTTCATAGGGAGACGTTTACCATCGGAACCCATGGTCTCCAGGATGTATGGGAAGTGTTTCTCGAAATACTTCCAATGAACTGTACCACGACTGGACTTTGGAACATACTTGTGAATCACACCCCAAATGAACTTCTTGACATACTCAAGGCGTTCGCGAGGGTCTTGGGGACCAGGTTTCACCATTCCAAGATTCACCATCAACGCGAGGAACGACTCCATGTAGCAAAAGTGATGTTGGGAAAGTTCGTCATATTGGGAAATCATGAACGCTTCCTCCATGTGCTTTTTGGGAACACCCCCGCGACCACCAGCAAAGTTCTTACTCTTGAATTGGTTGAACGACTGAGACACAAAACCACCTGTAGGTTGAGGATTCAGATCCACACTGGTCGCGTTCCTCAAGCGAGGGTAGCACCCATGGATTGTCCCAACTGACACGGTATAGCCCTTACCCAACAGGGCTTTGAGTGGATTCTCAAAGTCAGAATCTGAGTTTGTCATCGAATCATAAATTAACGCAGTCTTCTTGGTGTGATTCACCCGAGACATACCGTAGTGTCCCGAACCATCGGGGTACGAATGTTCCATGAGAATGTAATCCATACCATCACGACCCTTCGCGGCTAGGGGTCGTTTTTCCATTGAAGATGTCTTGCGGAACAGGAAACGAAAATCCTTCCCAGATTCCTTCTTAATGTCTTTGGCGATTCGCTCGAATACACCCTTCTTGTGGAGATAGTACTTGGCAATCTCAGAAGCATCTTCTATAGCAAGAAGGTTGCGAGCCTTTACATTTGTGCCAATCCTTGACTCGATGTAATCGTTCTTGTCAATTTCGGGGGTTTCATCTTTGATTTTCAGCAACTTGTCTCTCACTGGAACGTTCTTAATCAACTTGATGGGAACAAGTGACATTTTGTAATAGAGTGTTATTTTTTTTAACTTAGATGTGATGTTCAGCCCAAAGTTGTGTGTAGAATTCACAGAGTTTGCGGTACGTCTCTTCCGAAAGGTTGTGTTTGGTTCTGTCAACGATGAATTCCTCTCGGAACTTTTCAATAATGGTATCCATCGTGTAATATAGAATTATAATTTCTGTACTCCACTTAGGTATGGAACATGTACGAAAGATCATGGAAATCATGGATGATGAGATGTTCCCGACGAAGAGAGAGTGGGTGTATGTGAAAATTTGTAATGAGCTCAAACAGATACATATTCAATTACAAGAACTCATGAGACTAAAAGTATTACATGCACCAGGTACAGTTGACCCATCAGCGCACATGGAACCACGCACTTCGGCTACTCTTGACCCGTCGGCACCACCGTATCTGTCGAACTCCACTCAGCATGCAAACTTCGAACATACTCATCCAACTCCGGATCAAATGAACCCAGCACCATCGGTTCAGTCTGATCAATAAGAAATGACGGGGGTTTGACTTTATCTCGTAATTTCTTAATGGTATCACACAACTCGAGATAGTCCCCTTCGGGGATGACACTCGAGTTTTTATCAACGAGGTCGATGATTTTGTGGAAGAGGTCCATTTTGACTCGAAATTACATTCTTTCTACTGAACTTAGGTGTCTATAGTGTCGCTGTGCGATTGTACCTCGGTGTACAAACCACATGAGTTCTTCGTATCCGTACGTTTGGGTAAACTCTCGCCAATAAGACTTGGTAGCTTCTCGAAGTTGTCCAAAGATTCCAGCTTTCACTTTGTTTTCAGGGTCTTTCTCGTGTTCGATATAGGCATCGTGGAGTGCGTTTGTCGCCACAATCCACTTGTGACAGTGGTTGAGAGCATCAGTGGTCATGATGAAATCTTCACCGACCACGTCAGGGGTCACGAGGAGGGTCTTCTCGCTTCGATGGAGTTCCTTCATTATTCGACACATCTGTAGATAATCCCCCTCGGGCATCAGTTCCGCGTTCTTGTCTATCAGGCTCATTAAATTCTGCATGATTCATCTTGAAAATTACACACTATCGAGGCTACTTAGGTTCATTTTGGACTTTGAACTTCCCTTGAAAAAGTTCTCAACACTCTCAAATTCTTCAAATAGGGGGGTGATGTCGTCATTCTTGTACATGGAGAGACGAATCCTGTCAGACAGACGTATAATTCGAGTGTACATGGTCTCATCCCATTTCTTCTTCTTTACGAAGGACATTAGTCTCTTGCACTTCGTAGAGAGGACTTCGAGATTTTCACGGCGGTCGACAACCCTCTCAACTTCAATGTACCTCTTCTCACCGCAGTCGTTGACAGCTTCAATCAACTTTCGTTTAGCAACGAGAGGAGGTTTCGGGGCAAAGAAGCCGACGACAGCCTGGAATAAGTTGGACATTTCCTAGGTGTGGGTGGAGGGTCGATAGGTTGGGTGCAGTACAGAACTTCGTGCCAAATAAGGCGTTGGACGTCCGGACAGAGGGCTTCAGTCGCTTGGAGAAAAGCGATCCGATACTCGTCGGTGACGACAGGGAAGTGGTATTCTTTCATTCTTGCTTTTCTTCGGGGTCGAGGTCTTCACTTAGGTTTCTTTCAAGTCTCATTTGCTCGAGCTGAATGTCGAGAAATACACGCGTAGGAGCATCCCATAGAGCCATCTTGAACCATTTATATGTCGATTCAAGATAGTATGGACCCATCCCGATCATAGTATTGCAAATAGCGGTGAAGAGCATATTTGAAATATTATGGTTTTTTCTTTTTATACGACTTCATGAGACGGATGAAATCCCAAACACCATATATAAAAAGACTTCCCGTGAAAATAATCGTATTCCTCGCGATCGATGGAATCATATTTACAGTAAGCATCCCTGTTTTATATCCTTTGTCTTGTCGACACATGTGGTCACCCACCCGGTGGCACCCTCCTTGTACGAGTACGAATCACTCTGGGGGTACGCCCTGCATGGCGCTTCGGCTTCCTTGTTGTAGGCCACGGATAGAATACTCTCCTTGTATTCTTCATCGAAGTCGACTTCATTCAGTCTCTTGAGACATCCCTGAACATCGGCGATCGCTTCATCATCCTCGGCAGGTCCGTACTCTTTGAAGTTGTCGGGGTTGCTCCCGAAGTTTCCAGGTAAAATAAACCCAGTAACGTCGGAGTCGATAATATTAACAAGACCGGTCGAAATAATCTCCGTAACGCTCACATCACTCTTCATCTCGTCACCGTTGTATCCAAAAAAGTATTCCTTTCCATCGTTGTTGACGTACGACATCGCATAGTTATCACCGACGGGGGTAAACTTAATCTTATAATGATACGTCGTGGGCTTAGAAGACCTGTACCCAAAACCATTGTTGGAGTACTTGATGTATTTGCTCAACCCAACGGAAAACATGAAATATGTGTTGTCCGCACCTTCGATGGGTTCCAAGCGAATCATCATGTCGTTTGTCCTGGCACCCGACGTATCGATCCGGAAACGCTTATCCTGCTCGATGGGGACGATCACAGCACTCTGATCGTTTCCTGTGACGAGAAATTTATCACCGGCGAATGGGTGAGATCCCACGGGCTCTTTCACCTGAACAGGCTCTTGGGTCATGGCAGGCTCTTGGGTCATGGCTGGGGTGGGTGTAGGGGCGGGTGCAGGCATGGGCGCGGGTGCGGGCATGGGGGTGGAAACGGAAGCCCTCGTGGGCAACTCTAGCCCGTTGTTCATATACCAATACGCACCCGCCGCGATCGCGAGTACGATAATGACAATGAAGATTATCCTCCTATTCATAATTATATTACGTCAACTTTTTTTTTCGGGGGATATAACAGAATGTCCCCTGAAGATATACCGAAAAAAGTTCAGTATATCATGCTGGATTCAAATTTTGTTAATGGGACGAATAATACATTTTCTCTTGATCTCACACTCGAATCAAATACACACGTTGAGGATATGGGTAGGGTCATGGGAATCAAAATGGTTGATTTCTATATCACACAAGTTGGCGAAAATAGTTCTAACCTGAATACGGATATTGCAAAATTTATAGATATTGTTTGCCCTGAAATTCCTAAAGTGGCACAAATTCTTGATGAGCGACATGGACAAGTTATGGCTCGGGTTCCTTTGGAACGACATTTCACTGGAAGTAATGGAATTATTTTGAGAGATAAACAAGCGAAATTTTTTCATCGTCATCAGAATTATTTCAACCCAATCTCTATAAAAAAGTTGAATTTTGAAATTTTTGAACAACAAGATGATGGTGATTATGTAAAACTTCAACCGGATGCGAAATGGTATATGATTCTAGAAATCACAACAGTAAATGTCAAAGAAAAACCCAAAGACCGCGAACTTCAAATTCTTCGAGCACTTGAAAAACTTCTCAAAAAAATAGACACCCTCAATGAAAATGTTCAGAAGTTACCAGATAAACCCCCAGATGAAAAACCAAAAAAGTTTTCATTTGGTCTCCTGGTGGCACTGCTCGCTTCAATTTTTGGTGGCTTCATATGGTGGGTGAATAAAAGTTCTGCGTAAAAACTATGGGAGGTCGAAAAAAACAACGCATCTCATCATCATGCGATACCGACATTTTCGAGGAAGAAATGGAACTCGAGGAAGTACATCCAGTTGTAATTCCTAAGGGTGACAATCAGAGAAATTACAACCGCGTGTTGTACAGTATCAGCAAACCCATGATATTCGCAGTGGGACCAGCGGGAACGGGGAAGACGATGTTAGCGTGTTGTGCAGCCATACAAGGGTACAACGACCGAACATATAAGCGAATCGTGATGACTCGTCCAGTCGTTTCCGTGGAAGAGGACATAGGATTTCTACCAGGTACCATGGAAGAAAAGATGGATCCATGGACAAGACCCATCATGGACATCTTTGCCGAATATTACACGCAAAATGACATCCAATACATGATCAAAGAGAAAATCATAGAAATTTGCCCTCTCGCATACATGCGTGGAAGAACCTTCAAGGATGCCTTCATCATCGCAGATGAAATGCAAAACTCCACCCCCAACCAGATGAAGATGCTTTTGACGAGAATCGGTGAAGGTACAAAGATGGTCGTCACGGGTGACCTCAAACAGCATGACAGAAAGTATGAAGAAAACGGTCTCAAGGATATATGCGAACGTATATCAGGTAAAAACCATAAACGTATCGAATATATCCAGTTTGAATTCAAGGATATTGAGAGGAGTCCCCTCGTTCGGGACATCCTAGAAATTTATGGAGACTCATAGGCATCATCACCATACAAATCCTTGATAATCTCGATGATATCATTCGCATCCTTGTGAGCCGACTGAGTTGAGCGCAACATCCACTTCGCATGTCTCTTAATCTTCTGTTCAGCTTCCCTATGTTTCTTCAGCTCTAGTTTCAGTTTTTCAATTTCGGTAGGTTCGGCTTTCACATGAGAAGCCGCCTTTACGACAATCGGACGCCTGGGTGTTTCAGGTGAGTACTGACGCCAGTGTCTTTCAGCCGTGTTATAAATACGCAATGGGGTAATAGCCAGCATGTATTTATAATAAGGATTACAACTTTATATTCATTTAGGCTACCGAAGCGGTCGCAACCTTCTTCTTAGCGGGAGCCTTCTTCGTCGTGGCCGTGGTCGTCTTGGAACAGGTGCACTTGCATTCACCGGCAGGACCGGCAGGACCGGCAGGACCGGCGGGGCCAGTGGGGCCAGCGGGGCCAGCGGGGCCGGATGGGCCTCGAGCACCTGTAGAACCCTGGGGACCCTGAGATCCAGGTGTGACCGAACCACCGGTGCCACCAACATCAATCATCTTGAGAAGAAGACCGTAAAGACGAGTCTTATCGAGACGAGTGCGCTTGAGTTCAGTTTCAATTTCTGTGCGAAGAGATTCCATCGTAATATATATAAAAGAAAGATAATCTTTAAACGTAATGATCGTGATCGGTCCTGCGCTGAATACGGGGATTGGTCACCACGCAAAGAAGTACACGAAACTTTTTGGTATTGAATCCGCCTATTACGTGATCGGAAAGGAGCTACCCCAATGTGATAATGGTCTCATCTTCATGCTTCCGATTCCCGAACATCTGGAGTATCTCAAACATGCGAAGCGGCGTATAAAAAACCTGGCCTGTATGACCGTCTGTGAGACTGAAACCGTCCATGAAGATTACGGCCTGATCATGAACGAGTTTAAGAGAGTCGCTGTACCGAGCGAATTCTGTAAAAAGGTTCTTTCTCGACAGTTTCCTGAAAACGAGTTCTATGTGATCCACGCACACATCCCACAACCCCCTGAAAAACCGTATACGTTCTATCACATCGGGAATATCGTGGATCCCCGTAAAAAGTTTCGCGAAGTTCTTCAGGCGTTCATTCGTCTAAACGAACCCAATACACGTCTCGTAATAAAAGCTACCGCTAAGACGGATGTACATATTCAACTTCCTAGAGTTGAGGTCATCAACGGTCTACTCGACGACGAAGCGATGGATAGACTCCACGAACGTTGTGATTGCTACGTGAATTTCTCACATTCTGAGGGTGTGGGTATGGGTGCGGTTGAAGCCGCACTCCGGGATAAACCGGTCATCATCACAGAGTATGGTGGAGCGTCTGAATACATCAAAACACCATATACGATCGAGTGTGGACTTCAAGAGTTGGAGAAGGATGATTTCCTCTTCAAAAAGGGTATGGTTTGGGGAGACCCAAACTTTGACCAACTCTTGGAGTACATGAGACATGCGTATGACAATCGTGTTCGCCACATGGATCACGAACACACAAAAAAACTCGTGGGACGGGAGAATGTTTTAAAAGAATTCATCTTGAATGTAATTGGTGGCGAGAACGATAAGGCCGATGAGGATGGTACCACTCATCATTGAATCCTTTTCAGCGATAATCTTCATTACGAGATCGTCGATGACTTGAATACCCACGGGTTGCTTAACTATGCGAGGTATGAGAATGTTGATAGTGATGTAAAGTGCCATCGCTATTATTACAGGTCTAAGACTCTCCTGGTCTAGCATCATCTTTCTATTAATCATGGATTTTAATTTTACTCACATCTGCTTTGGTACCCAACTGTACATTTTTGATACTGTGTTTCTTACAGTAATCTCCACACACAGCCTTGAAGGAACAGGGCTTTCCCGTCATCGTCGTCGCACAGCAGATTTTCTTCGATGTTCTCTGTTCGTTGACGACATCCGGTGGTTTATCAATCACGACAATTTGTCTCGAATCCTTCTTCTTCTCATGCTCCAAGTACTTCTTTTTCATGATCCAAGTCGCATTCGCGAGTTGAACACACTTCTCATCTGGTTCGCTGATGCGGTACATCTTAGCCGCATCAGCGAGGCAGCGCTCCCACATGGTATCACGGATGACATCCATTTTTGTTTCTTGGTTTTTGAGATAGTACACTTCACTTAGGTTTTTTATGCGATTTCAGAAAGGTACATGTCGACGTGTCCTTCAAAATCTGGGAACTTATCGACAGTCTTCTTCGTGACCATCTCTTGAACATTCATGATATGCTCTTTAAACTTTTTGACATCTATCCCAGTCGCATTATGAATCTGTGTGTCCGTGGCGATGTTACCCAGAGCGTGAAGATGACCGACGGCGTAGTTCGCGTGACGAACAGACAATACCGGTGATGAATCCTGTTGCGCCGTGATGGCATACTGTGCCGCCTGTTTCACCATTTTCTCGATTGAGCTCTTAGTACCCCTTGACCTGTTCTGCATGACGAGTATGAGAACCACGATGGCCATGAGCAAGTAAAAATACATCTCGCTTCTTACTTTACCTCAAGAAAGTTTTGACAGTCCTGCATCGTCTTCACGTGGTCACCTTCATCGTCTCGAACTCGGGTAAAAACATCGTACAAGTTGTTGACATCGTCGTAGTAATTGACAGCCACAGCTGGTGGATGCTCCAGTGATAGACTCGCCCCATTCTGTTTGAGGAATTCATCGTATGTGTGATAGGCATGTTCCTCAACCTGTTCGGAGAGATTGTAAGCCATTCTTGGGGACACCACATACAGAAGGCACGTCAGCCAGTAGTATGCGAATGCCGTGTGCTGTGCAAAGAATCGGTCCACGAAGCGCTCATCACCACCCAAGTCTTCCATGATGAGGAGATGATGGTACTCGTTCATTGTCTGTGCGAAGTGTGTCTCCAAGAAGTCAGCCTTTCGCCACACACCTAGAGACTCATACAAGTGTAAAACTGAGACAAATGAAAAGTAAGGGACACGAGCGACCGTCTCGAGGACATAGAACCTGGTGTAGTCACGGTCCTTGTACACTCTGTCGATGACCTTCACAGCTGTCCCGACAACAGCCTTGTTGATACGCTTCTCGAGTTTGACGGTAGGCTGAACAGAGGCGAGGGTGAACATATACCCCTAAGTGGATAGAATTATATCGATTTTTTTAAGCAAAATGGATCATCTTCAGAAATTAAAAAGGCATCTCCTTGACCAGCATGGTTTTGAACTCCCCGATGGTTGGGAAGTCAGGTACTCCCAGAGACGTAAAGAGGGAGCTCGACCCGATCCATATTACTACGGACCGGACCATGATAAGAACAATCTTTCCTCACCCTTGAGGTCGGTCAAGGACGTGGAGCGATTTCTCGGTCTTTCTCGAACATCTCAGAAGTTACCGGATGCCTCTCACATATACATTCTCACAACAGAGTCCTTTCCTGAGGTGAAAATCGGTGAATCGATACATCCTGTTCAAAGAATTCGTGAACTCAATACAGGTGTTCCATACAAGTTTAAAATCTATAAAACATTCAAATCTCCATTTCCAATGATAAAAAACAAAACTACGACGTCTTCTTGTAAGACAAAAAAACTTGAGGACATTTTTCATGCTCGTTACGCACATGTCCGCGCACCCAATGGTGAGTTTTTTTACATAGACCCTGATATGGTTGTAAATGAGTTTGAAGTAGACATCAATTATCTAACCAGGTGCCAAGAGCAAAGACCTGAATTGACCGATGAGTATCTTGACTTGATGTTGGAGGAGGCAAAACTTAAAAGTAAGTTGGACAAAATGAGAGCCTAAGTTAAAAGTTAGAATTGTAATAAATCCAAGGAAGTATGGAGAGTGTCCAAAAACTCACCCACATCGAACACATTCTCAAGAGACCTGACTCATACGTCGGTCCAGTCGAGCAGGGTACAGAACCCTACTGGATCCTCGATGGTTCTACCTTCACCAAGAAGAACTTGAAGTACTCTCCAGCTCTCTTGAAAATCTTTGATGAAATCCTCGTCAACGCCATCGACCGTAACTCTCTCCACCCCAAACAGGTCAGTTCCATCTCCGTCGCCATCGATAAGGAGTCTGGTTCCGTGACCATCGAGAACAATGGCCCTCTCGGTGGGATTTCTGTAAAAATGCATGAGAAGGAAGGTCTCTGGAATCCCGAACTCGTTTTTGGACACCTCCTCACGAGTACCAACTATGATGACACTCAAAAAAGGATTGTTGGAGGTCGCAACGGGTACGGTGCCAAGTTGGCGAACATTTATTCGAGTGACTTTTCCGTTATCATCAAGGATCATGAGACGAAGCAGACCTATACCCAGAAGTGGTCGAAGAATATGACGGTCTGTGACCCACCAAAAATCAAAAAACATTCGGGTGCCACATCGTCTGTCTCCATTACATTCACACCCGAGTGGAAGAGGTTTGGAATGTCCAAAATGGACGATACCATCTACAACATTTTCCAGAAACGCGTTTGGGATGCGAACATTTGTACGACTCAGAACTGTAAAGTGAAGTTTAACGGAGATGTTCTTCCCAAACAAAACTTTGAAGCCTATGCCAAGATGCACGAAGGTGTTCAAGAAGTTGCCTCTGTCACCGGAGACCGCTGGTCGGTGTGCATTGGACCCTCGGAGAATGGACTCGAGCAGGTCTCTTTCGTCAACGGTATCTGTACCATGAAGGGTGGAACCCATGTTGACCATGTCGCGAATCACATCGCCAACGGAATCATCGAGGACATGGCGAAGAAGATTAAGTTGAAGCCCCAACAGGTGAAGAACGCTTTTACCATCTTCGTCAGGGCAACCCTCGAGAACCCAACGTTCTCGAGCCAGGTCAAGTCTGAGTGTACCTCGAAGGCTCCCGACTTTGGTTCGAAGTTTGAACCACCTAAAAACTTTGTGAAGAATGTTTTGAAAACCGGTATCGCCGATGAACTCACAGCACTCTCAAAGTTCAAGGAGATGAAGGAACTCAAGAAGACTGATGGTGCTCGTAAGTCTAAGATTACTGGTATCCCCAAACTGGATGACGCGAACAAGGCTGGTACGGCACAATCTGGGAAGTGTACGCTGATCGTGACAGAGGGTGATTCGGCGAAGACGCTCGCTGTCGCTGGCCTCTCCGTGGTGGGTCGAGACCACTACGGTGTCTTCCCTCTCAGGGGTAAGTGTAAGAACGTGAGAGACTCTTCGGTCGCACAGCTCACATCTAACCAAGAGTTTAACGACCTCAAGAAGATTTTGGGCCTTCAGCAGGGTAAGGAATACACGAATGTCTCCGAGCTCCGTTATGGTCGTCTCATGATCATGACAGATGCTGATAACGATGGAAGTCACATCAAGGGTCTCATCCTCAACATGATCCACTACTTCTGGCCCAGTCTTTTGAAACTGAATTTCGTGGTATCGATGGTGACACCGATCATCAAAGCCACAAAAGGTTCTGACACCAAGTCATTCTACACTGACTCGGCTTTCAGAACGTGGTACGGTTCGGGGAAACAGGGGTGGAAAATCAAGTACTACAAGGGTCTCGGTACTTCTACCTCTGCTGAAGCTCGTGAGTACTTCAAGAAGATTCAAGATCTGACTGTGAAGTTTGACGTGGACACGATGACCGATGACTCCATCGTACTCGCCTTTGACAAAAAGAAGGCGGATGCCCGAAAGTCTTGGCTTCTCGAGAGTACTGCTAAGGATGCTGACCAACTCGAGGTTCCTTATGGTGACGTAAAACAGTTGGATATCACTGACTTTGTACACAAGGACCTGGTGAACTTTTCTTTGGCGGATCTCAAACGTTCTATCGCTCACGTGGCGGATGGTCTCAAACCTTCCCAGCGTAAGGTTATGTACTCCTGTTTCCAGAAGAATCTTCGAGATGAAATGAAGGTGGCACAGCTGGCAGCCTATGTGGCTGAAAAGAGTGCGTATCACCACGGCGAAGTGTCTCTGGCTGAGACGATCGTAAAGTTGGCCAACGACTACACGGGTTCGAACAACATCAATCTCCTCGAACCTTGTGGTCAGTTTGGTACACGGCTTATGGGTGGCAAGGATGCGTCTCAAACGAGGTACATCTTCACGAAGCTCACCAAAGAGGCTCGAAAACTCTTTGACCCCAAGGATGATGCCATCCTCAATTACTTGGACGATGACGGTCGCTCAATCGAACCAGACTTCTACATGCCTACTCTTCCAATGGTTCTTGTGAATGGGACGGAAGGGATTGGGACGGGATTCAGTTGCTATGTGCCACCATTCAACCCCGATGACATCAAGGAGAACATCAAGAAGATCCTGGGTGGTGAAGAGCTTGTACCCATGAAACCATGGTTCAGGGGTTTCAAGGGCAAGGTGTTCAAGGATGAAGGAGGTCTTTGGGTGACTGAAGGTGTTTGGAGAGATACCGGTTCCAGACTCAAAGTGACTGAACTTCCTCCGGGTCGTTGGACCCAAGATTACAAGGAGTATCTGGATACCCTCACGGAGAAGAAGATGATCACGAGCTACACGAATAACAGTACCACCGAGGATGTGGACTTTGAAATCTTTGGGTACTCGGGGAAGGATCTTCTCAAAGACCTCAAGATGCGAAAGACGTTCCACACGTCAAACATGCACCTGTTTCACCCCACCCGGGGTATCCACAAGTACGAGAGTCCCGAAGAAATCCTGAAAGACTTTGTGGAGTTGCGCCTCGAACACTACAAGAAGCGTAAGGCGCACCTCATCGATGTTCTCGAAAGGAGGGCTGAGATGTGTAGTCTCAAGTCAAGGTTTGTGACGATGGTCATCGAAGAAAAGTTGGTGGTGTTCAAAAGGAAGAAGGTGGACCTCGAGAAGGAGATGTCTACGACATTCCCAAAGATTGATGGTTCGTGGGATTATCTCCTTAACACGAGGACTGTTGAGTACACGGAAGAGCGCGTCAAAGCACTCATGGATGAGGCAAGACAGGCGAATGTGGAACTCGAGAAAATGATTAAGACGAGTCACATCACGATGTGGAAAACGGATATTAAAAATATGTGAGCAGTAAGTAGATATGGGTGAGGCTGCTAAAATTTCCCTTAAGGCTATTGGAAAGCAGGATACGCACCTCCTTTCCAAAGACCCAGACGAATCGTTCTTTAATTACGAGTCACAAAGACATTCTGAGTTTCGAAAATACCATCGGTCTCGGAAGGTTATCAATAATGGAAACATCGCCGGGTGGCCGTTCGCACAAACCATTAAAGTACCATTCAATCCCATGAATATGGGTGATCTTCTCAGTAACATGTGGCTGAGTATTACCATGCCCGGTATAGCGAATGGAAATTACGCAGATCAACTAGGACGGCATATTTTGAAGAGTGTGACGATGTTCGTGGATGATATCGAGGTTGAAAAGATTTATGATGACTGGGGAATTATTTACGATGATTTGTATTTAGAAATTTCCGAAAAGGTTGCGAATAGGTTTCTTGTAAATCGAAACATAGGCTATGATGAATCAAGTCGGAACGAAGAATACGCGCGATCGAGTGCCGATCTTGTCATTCCCCTTCACTTTTTCTTTTCGAGAAAATATGCGAGTGATGAATATTCATCCAACAAACCCAATCGCCCATACTTCCCCGTATGTGCGATCCATCGCCAGAAGATTGAGTTTGAACTAGAGTTTCACCCTCAAACATTCTTCACCAATTTCAACGGAACCCTATCACTACCCGTATTTGATCTCATCACCGAAGAGATTACAGTCAGTCCCGAAGAGAGAAACTTTCTCGCGAATGAAAGGCAGATACTTGTGACAGACCTTGTGAAGAGACATTCATCAGCAGTAAACGAAGTTGGTGCGTCGACAATCGTAAACAACCTCGTACCGAACATTCCAGTCAAGTGTATTCACTGGTTTTTACGAAACACTGAATATGAAAATGCCAATGACGCGATCGGTACATCGAGTTTAAATGAAAGGATGCTGTTTCAAAATCGTTTCAATTTTTCCTCGAACGTGAATTTCGATGACCAACAAACATTCTTTTATCCAATCATGGACTCTGCGAGTTTTTACATTAACGGTAACCGACTTCCAAACGTCACCAACACAAATCATACATATTTCAAGTATCTCGTGCCATTCAGAAACAGATTGGCCAGGCCAATCAGGAATATTTACACGTATAGTTTCTCGATGAATCCAATAAATGTGGAACCATCGGGAAACTTGGATTTTAGTCAGATACAGTCAGACAAAACAAACATAGAAGTGAAACTCGGGGGTGCTCTAGTTGACGTAAATACGAAGACGTACTCTTTGAATATGTATTACACGGGTTACCAGACATTCACATTCGAACGCGGATTTATGTCACTTGTTTAGTGAACAATTTAGTCTTGTTATTACTGATGTATTCGATGATATTATTCTTAATACACCATTTGATGAAATTCAACTGTGCGAGCGTTGTATGAATTTCATGAGATGTACCCGGAACGACATACGGAAACTTTTCCGAACGACAAAATGGATCAAATAATTTTTTACTGTATCCATCCAGACTTGATTTGTATGCGCAGTGTACCGTGAACAATTTACCGTCACGCGTCGTAAACGAAATATGATTCTTCTTCGCGTAATTGGTGATGAACCATTCAAGGTTTCGCAAAGATATACCACTGGATTTATCTAGGATGTTTAACAATTTAGACCTGTTTTCCTCTTCGCTATAAAATGTATTTATGGATGTTAGTAGGATATCAGTTTTACTCATTACCAATCATGGTACTCAAATCTATAAGCTCGTTTGAAAACGCACACCCGGGACAATTCTTGACATACATCATTTCGGGTCCATGGTTATGACTATGACTCCTGGTGAGTGATGTCCGCTTCAGTCGACCGACTTGGGTCGCGTGGTGTCTACAATATCCACTATGAATACCTTTGAATGTACACCGCCTTCCGTCTGTTTTTGTCCCCTTGCAGATCATGCCAGAAAACGTCTCGGGTATGTCCTTAAGAAGTAGGTCTTTAGAAATTGCGTGTTTTTTTGAGATGATATCGACGTATTCATTCATCATCGCGACGAGACGTTGATTGACTTCTTCGTCGATGAGATCGTCTATCTTTTCATATCGGCTCATGTCTTACTACTATTTTGTTCGTATTTTTTAAATAAGTCTTCGATCGTCCCCGTTCGAGCTCCTTTAATCCTTTCTCGCAGATCCGCAACTTTTCCTGAATCGTCGAGACCCATTTTCTTACACTCTTCCATGAGTTGATCCTTTTTCATCGTACTGAGTGCTGGACCAACACTCTTCTTTTTCGGTTTATGTTGCTCGAGAATCTCTCCAAAAATCTCCTGTTTCACATTCTCGTAGAGTGGATCGAGAAGATCACATACCGGATTCAAAAATTTATTTTCAAAGTAGTACAGATAGTCTATAGGTATTTCATTCTCTTCGACATACTTTGGATCTTCCGACTTTTCAAATGCTTTCGCCTTTGGGTCGTCCGTCTTGGTCAAAAGATACGGTACGCGGTCACCCGATTGTGGTTCCGAACCGGGTTTACGTTCACGCATTTTGACGACGACTTGTACGTGTGACTGATTAATGTTCACACTTTCAGGACTCGTCACAGAAACGGATTCACCCTTGACCTTATACGTGTCCGAAAGAGACTGACTCAGTACCAGTTTATCATTTGGTACATCACCGGAGAGGAGCTCAATCGCGCGTTCTTTCGCGAGTTCTTTGGGTGGACCAGGATCACTTGAAGTTAACACGACGTCAAGAAGTTCCTTACACACCTCTCTCACATGGGGTGTGTTGTCTCGACGAACAACCTGAAGACCCTTGATATCTACGTAATCCATGTGCATCTGATCATCTTTTCCCTTGGTCCACAACTTTGCGGCGTATCGTTTCTTAGAGTACAGGAAATAGGGCCAGTACACCTTCTCGAGTTCCAGATTGTTTGGCTTCTTAAACAGGGCACTACATTCTTCAGCCGCGCGTTCACCAATCTCCCAGCTATACTTGACAGCTTCTTCACCCTTGCGGTCACCCACATCAAACTCGACCATGACAGAATCCGTATCTCCGTATCGAACCTTCGCACCTGGAAAGTTTGCCTCTACGTAATTCTTCGTCTCTTCAATCATACCACGACCCCGGCATGTCGTCGTAGATGCGATCGGTACACACGGAAGAATACCCTTACCCGCACCCGTGAAACCGTAGACAGAGTTCATCGAAACTTTGTATGCCAACTGCTTACCGTTGTACACTTCTTTCATAGACCCCGTCGCGGCTGCCATATCCTTCTTCGCCTTTTTGCGAAACTGCTTAAGCTCCAAAAGAATGGCGGGTAAGAGACTCGGCACACCTTGTGCGAACTTGTACACTTTGTCACCAATCTTGAACGTCTCATACGTGATACCTTCAATATTCCCATAACGATACTCATCCATCACCAATGTTGAATAGCAAAGGTTGTGTGCCATCATGATTGAAGGGTACAGAGCTTCAAAATCAAGCGCTGTGATTGGAGTGTAGTACGCCCCCTTTTGTGCTTCGAGTACTGTCGCACCTTCATATGGCTCTTCAGGAAGAGATCCGTATTTGATCGTGGGTACCATGTATCCAAGTTCGCGAGCCTTTTTGGTGAGTTGACTAAACACCTTAATCTGCTGACCACGTTCGACGAGGAAACACAGGGGAACCCATGTCGCCTTCGCCATCTCCAAGAGGTTGAGAAGTGTACACAACTTTTTCAAGAGTCTATGAGGGAGTAAGGTATCCTTAATACAATACTCTGCGACTTCCCCCAACTTTACAGGGTCTTCTTCCTTGTACCGCGCGAACATCTCCTTTGGAGACATGTCAATCTTTTGATCACCCAGATACAACTTTGAGACTTCGTTGAGTTTATAGGAATCCAACTTGTATCCCTTCTTCACTTCGTGAAACATATCGAAGATGAAACGCCCAGACATCGGAAGGAGTTTGAGAAAGTTATCACCCAGAGCACTCGAACTTAACTTTTTCAGTAAGAGTTCACTCGCTGGTTCGCGTAACTTACCCAGGTTGAAAAATTCCTCATCGCAGTTTGTCAACAAGGCTCGTTTATAGATGTACTCAAGATCAAATCCGAAAATGTTCCACCCTGTGATGATGTCGACATCCTTTTCATGAAGATATTTCTGAAACGCCTCGAGCATCTCACGTTCTGTTCCAAAACTCACTACATCCGGTCCCTCAGTCTTTTTGTAACACAGACATGTCTTCTCGTACGGTTCATCACTCCCGAATGTACAGAGTGAAACGGCAATCTGGAAACACGCATCATCCGTCACGTCCGCGTTTGGAAATTTACCAGTCGAACTATTACACTCGATATCAATCGATGCCACCACGAATGGTGCGATGTCATCACGATTCACCGGCTTCAGGGTTGACCAGTCGTTACACCAGAGATCGATATCGACTTTCGCGAGATGGGAGCGTACACAATCTGAACCAGTGTCCAACCACCCAGTAGATTGAATTCCTGTTCGATGCATAAGCCTCAGGACGGGATCGAGGTTCGCTTCGTAAACGTGATACTTTCGGAAATCACGATTGTACGCAAACACCGAATTAACTTTCCGACGATCCGCGAGGGTCTTGAAGTTGAGGCGCATGTACGCGAACATCTCATTATTTTGGAAACCCCATACATCTTTCTTCTGGGTGACACTGTACCCAGTCACATGATCTGGACGAAGTTTGTTCAGGTCATCGTAAAGGAGACGAACGTCACGATCCGTCGAACCCCTGGGTAACTTTACAAAAAAATAGGGTTCAAAAACAGTCGTCACACATACAGATTTACCATCCTCCGTTTTTCCCAAAATACTGATCATGTGTTCGTCATCAACATCTCGAGCCTCCCATGTCAAAGCCTGGAAAACCACCATATGTTTATAATGAGCCAAAATTTTAATATCATTTACTAATAAATGTCTGCCGCTTTAATTGAGCTCGTGTCGGTGGGTGCCCAGGATGTCTACATCACGGGTGATCCCCAGGTCAGTTTCTTCCGCCAGAACTATAAGCGCCATACCAACTTCGCCATGAAGCCCGAGCGTATGGATTACATCGGTACCTTCGGTGCGAACAACGAGGTTTCCATTCCTATTCGCTCCAAGGGTGATCTCATGAGCTACATCTGGATCGAGTCTAACGGTATCGCGGGGGTTCAAGAGAATGCTACGGGTCTATTCTCCAACGCCGCTGCCAGCCCCACCGAATTTTCGCTGTGGATCGGTGGTCAGAAGGTGTCGCAACTCGACTCCCTCTTCATTCAGGGTGTCCACAACCCCCTCATGCGTGATACTACCGCGAAGGCGTCGATGGCTGTCACGACCAACGCCCGGAAGGAAAACAACACCGGTAACCACTACATGATTCCCTTCTTCTTCGGTGAAGACTGGACCAAGGTGCTCCCCCTCGTGGCGCTCCAGTATCATGATGTCGAGATTCGTGTGAAGTGTCGCGATGGTTACATTCCCACAGATACTCCCAAGGTGTATGGTAACTACGTCTACCTGGATACGGAAGAGCGTAAGTTTTTCACCGACAATGAACACGAACTTCTCATTACCCAAACGCAGTACCAATTGGCCTCCAACACGGACACTGATATTGACTTGAGCTACTTCAACCACCCCGTGAAGTCTCTCCACGTTGTTTCTGGTGAAGCTTCGGGTAGCAACTGGTCGGATGAGTACAACTTTGCGACATCTTCTCTTTACATCAATGGTGTAGCTCTTTTTGAGAACACATCCAACACCTACCACCACGACGTCGTGGCTGAAATGCACTGTACTGATCTCCCCGACAACATTCTTGACGATCTTCCCACATTCTCGTGGCCTTTCTGTCTCACCATGAGCAAGATGCAACCCACGGGTACTCTTAACTTCTCTCGTATCGATAACGCGAAGCTTGTGCTCAACAGTCCCACTGGTGGTAACCAGCTTCATCGTATTTATGCGGTCAACTATAACATTCTTCGTATCAAGAATGGTATGGCTGGTGTCGCTTTTGGTAATTAATTCCAGTTGTCAATCAAAGTTTTCGTCTTTTCATACATCTTCTTTCCATAGAAGGTCTTATTCTTCTCTCCCTCCCAAATTGTGAGTCGGTCCTCAAGGAACTCCTTGAACTTCTCTGAGTCACAGTTAGACTTGTACTGAACCTTTTCACGCTTAAGTGCCTCACGCATCGCCTCTATACGACCATCCATTGAACGCTTAGCATACTCATCAGGAGTGAGACGAGTGGACACATCAGCTGTTTTCTTGTTCATTTATACTATGGACGACCCTATCCTTTATTACTGTAAATCATGTCAAAGAACGTATGATGGACACGCCCAGTGTTGTTTTGAGATGGATCATGTCAAAGTTAAAATCCCCACAAATACTAAATGATACCACTCATCATAGCTGGCGCCCTCACTGGAGCTCTCGCATACACTTTCATGGGTCAAAATCTCGTGTCATCCTCTGAGGCCAAGCGGCTCATCAAGGAGGGTAAGATAAAGAAGGTCATCGACGTTCGTACGATCACCGAGTATCGTGCAGGACACTACCCCAAGGCACTCCACATTCCTGTTAATAAGATGGACGAAAAGACCACTACGGAACTCCCTAAGAAGGGTTTACTCGTCTACTGCAATACTGGACAACGGGCCAGATTTGCGGCAGAGAAATTGGAGGAACTTGGATTCGAGGATGTTTACTACATCGCGGGTCACTACTCGAGTCTACTTTAACTTCACACCCAGAACCCTTCTCAACTTCTGAAGGATACCAGGGTCTGGGATGGCTCGACCCGATTCATACGAACCTATGATACCCACATTCACCCCAACTGCGATTGCTAAATCTTTTTGTGTTTTGAAACCTTTAGCAATACGCCCCTGTTGAATCATCTTCGCCATGGAGAGTGGTACCTTCTTGTGTGTACCAAGCTCCTCATCCTCCAACTTTTGCTCCTTCGTGCGCTCATACTGTTTAGGTGGGGGTCTCTGGTTAGCAGGGGCAGCTTTCCCGTGGATGATAACTGGATTCCAGTCTTGGTGATTCATCTACCTATATAAGTCGCTTCGTTTTTAAGATTCTTTCCAAACGTTCTTTTTCCTTTCTCACGAAGATTGTCAATTGTTCAACTTCACCTTCGAGTGTCACCCGCCCATGTTGTTTCAGAGAAGATACGTTTTCAACACGCACCAAGTCTACCCAAGACATCTTTGAGTCGGGTGTCTTACTATGGTGTATGGCCAGTACGGCTGCATCTCTCTTGACATCCTTTGGAAGTCGTTCACCTTCATAACATACGACAACGTGCGCACCCGAGTACCCACTCGCGTGCATCCACCAGTGTTCAGGATTACTCATATTTGTGAGATGATCATTTTCTTTTGCGTCCTGTCCGACTCGAATGGGTATATTACCTGATGCGATGTATTCGTACATTCTATTTTCACACGTATAAGTAATATGCACGTCGTTCTTAAGCCAAGCCCATCTGTGACACATAAGTATCGTGTCATTCTCCCAAGTAAAAGAGCTGTTGATTTCGGTCAGAAAGGGGTTCAATATTACCCCGATCACGGAGACGCTCGTCTCATGCGTGCACATCTTATTAGAAAAGGGGCTGTCATTCCTAAGAAGTTGCGGATAGAAACAAACCACCACGAAATTCATCGGGGTATGTTGGCTGTAGAAGAAAGTGAAAAGGAAGACTGGGAAGATTATTTCAGAGCGGATTTCTGGGAACGATGGATGCTCCTCTCCTACCCCGATGTCAACAAAGCCAAACTTTTCATGACGATGACCAAAGGTGTCCTTTTCATGCCTCAACCAGAAGACCTTTGGTTCTCTAATTGCCGGTAGAACCGAAACCACCCGAACCCCTCTCAGTATCCTCAACGATACTAATCTCCTCGATGAGGGGTGTCTCACACTTCTCGAGAACAAGTTGTGCGATGCGGTCTCCCTTCTTTACCTCAAAGTCCTTTTCTCCATGATTGAAGAGAACGACTTTGACCTCCCCCGTATAATCCGGGTCAATGACCCCAGCCCCGACCTGGATACCGTGCTTGACCGCGAGTCCCGAACGAGGTGCGACCCGCCCATATACACCGTTGGGGAGTACCACGGCGATTCCCGTAGAGACGAGCATCCTCTCCGATGTCGGAATAACACAATCACAATTGCTATACAGGTCGTAACCCACAGCACCAATGGAGCCACGAGTAGGAAGAAGAGCATCAAAGGAAAGTTTCTTAATTCCGAGAGTCATTATAGTTTAGGTTCGTCCATAATCTTTATGTTATATGATGAACCTCGGGGTGAGTCTCCTCTCTTTATCCTCTCTCTATATACAAGCTTTATTATAAATGTTGAAATACAAGTCAACATTTATAATAAGAACACATTAATTTTGCACTCAAAGGGTTTCGAACCCTTGACCTCAAGCTCACTGAGCTATGAGTGCCAGAATCAATTATTCGAGTTAAGAAGACGGTTGTGTATTACTACATTTTTACACATATCGAAAAACCATTCATGTTCGAAATTTGAAAGAGCGTAATTCACTTGTTGAGTTACTAATCTAATATTATCTTCAGTGTATCCTCTGGTACAGTCTATTCTATCCACAGATACCTTATTTTGGCAACGATGTTTCCATTCTAGTTCGACACCTGAAACGGCGCATTTATTATTTTGTTGTTCTTTCAATCTAAGAATAGTCATTCTATCGATAGAACATTCACCGCGTTCAGGGTGTCTTTTACCACGGATCCTGGCTTGAGATTTACATGTACCAACTAACCTTGTTATGAAACGACTTTCCGAATCGGGGCGGTGATATGATTGTGTCTTCTGTTTTTTCATGAAACAATCTTTACACCAGTAATGTTTATTATATCTAGTATTGGGTGCTGTTTTGTCATTATTAAAATTATCGATATGTTTGTATTGTTCACATACTGAACATTTTATACTTTCCATACATTATAATTAATATTAATCTTTAACTTGTGAATGTTACACTTAAAGCCAGCTCCTTAAACCGCTCGGACACTCTGGTCTATATGACAAATTACCAGAGGCGGGATTCGAACCCGCGAAGTCATAGACCACTGGATTGTTTAGCGTTTCATTAACAAAAATAGCGTTCAAATCTTTAAGCATTTCGGTGGTGGTTCGAACGCCGTTTTCTCGGCGAGTTCCTTACGTTGCTTCATCTTCTTGATATCTGCACCTTGACAATCGTGTTTTGGTAGGTGAATACAACTCGGACAAAAGCTGCCTTCACAATAGTTACAATCGATGGGGACACCACACTTCTTCCTACAACGTTGACACGGCATTTCTACTATTAACTCGGATAAAGATTTTAAGTGACTTTCTTGTAGAATGTCCATCACTTACGCGTTCGCCAAGCCCGTCGTCCCCACCGAGTACTCCCGCCTCAAGACAACCCTCAAGAGGTCTACAGGTGGATATGGTACGGCTCTGAGTGCTTCGTACTTCATCACACAGGGGGCAGACCAGGGTGTGTCGGCCGTTTTGGGAGCCGCTGCGTCGTACGCGTATGTGACCCTTCTATCGGATAGGGTGGACAAGTTTGAAAATTCGACATTTCAAGCGGAGTTTTTGGCGCCTCTCGGTGCCGCTGCGTTTGAAGTGTCGTGGAATAACGCACCATTCGCGTTCGACTTTGATTATGGAGCTACTTTTGTGGGGTTCCTAGCTTATAAGTTTGCACTCTCGACTGTGTTGTACCAAACCGTCAGGGAGATGATGATTGGAGACAGCGAAACCTTTTACGACACCGAGGAGAAGGTCTATAATGATCTTAGCGAAGACGACGAAGTTCCCGAGCAATACGCATCACTGCACGAGGAGACGCTTGGTTGATCATCCTCTGGCCAGCCACATTCATATAAGAAACACGTTTATCTATCATATTTTTAACGTTAGCCCTGGCACGCGCAACAGCGGATGGGTTGGGGCTACGTGGCTTGGGTCTGGGCGCAGGAATCCTGGTGGTCATGTTCCTCATAAAGTTGGCGGCAATCTTCCTGTCGAGAGCCTTCTTTTCCGCACGCTTCTTGGCAGCGGCACGCTTCTTAGCAGCATCAGGGTACAGCTTCGCGAGGGGGATGTTGTTCATAGGAGAACTCTTGGCACGCGACCTGATGGCACCACAGAGCTCACTGACAGTCTTCTTCTCGGTGTTGATGCCATACTTCTTGGCAACCTTCACCACCTCATCCTTCTTGTAGAGACGGCACTTCTTACGTCCGATTTTGAGATCACCCGCCTTGTCTACAGAAACGAGTACTGGAGTCATTCTTTAGTATTAGTCGAGAAAATTATTGGTCTTTATTAAAAGGAAGATGGGTGTCCTACTCTTCTATGTGTATTTACTCTCACGTCTCACGAGGAAACCCAAATGGAAAAAAGTCAAGGCCAAAGCCAATTGGATTTAATTCATCACACCAATCTGAAGGAACTTATCAATCTTAGCAGCGATAGACTTACCAATACCCTTCACCTTCTTGGGACCCTTCGCGAGTTCCTCACCACTCGTCACCTCGTAGTCGAGGTTGCGGATGACTTCAGCAGCCTTCATGTACGCACGAACCTTGAAAGGGTCTTCGAGGTCGTCAGCATAATCTTCGAGAGCCCGCGCAATTTCCTCGTTAGTGGAAGCACCCTTCTCGAACCTCTCGAGCTTCTGCACTTTACCAGTCGAGAGGAACTCATCGATGACATTAGAGATGCTCTTACCAATACCCTTCACCTTCTTGGGACCCTTCGCGAGTTCTTTGCCACTGGTCACCTTGAACGGAAGCTGGTCGATGATATTGGCAGCGTGGTCATACGCCGCACTTTTGTGCTCATCCTTTTCGTAGTAGGCGAGACTGTCAAGCACATCAGCCAATTCACTGTTGTAGGAGATGAAAAAGTCATCATCAGAGTCAGACTCCTCAAGAATCTGACCCTCGTTGGAGGCGACAGATTCAGAATCGTCAAAGTACTCATCGAGGAACTGGTCAACCTTGGAGGCAATACCCTTTCCAATACCCTTAATCTCAAGGAGGCTCTCGCCATTCTGCACCTCAAAGTCGAGGGTGGCGATGATGTCCGCAGCTGTGTTGTACGCCGCAGCCTTGAAAAAGTCGGAGGTCATCTCACCAAGTTCCTTGAGGTGCTTGGCGATGTCCTCATTCAGTTGGAAGGTCTTGGTTCGGGCAGTCGTCTCGTAGAGGGAAGGCTTCTCATACTCAAGAAGCTTCTTTCGGAGTTCCTCGTTCTCCTTCTCGAGGTTCTGGATGTATTCGAAGATGTTAGTGGAGTTCATGTTTGTAAGTGATATACATTTGACGTGGCTCTTCTTTACTTAGGTGTTTAAAGATGAAAATCCTCTTTATATAAATGTTCATCTTAAGACCCAATCTCATACGACCACGTGTCACTGTTCACGCTAAGAAAGACGACTTCGTCGCGCCCACAGAAGCCCCGGGTGAAGGGAAACGACGACCCCCTACTTGGGATGAGGGGGACGAACCTGACAGAAAGGAGGTGAACCCCATCAAGAAGTTCATCATGAAAGTTTTCAAGATCGAGGAAATCGATCATGAAAAGTTCCGAAAGGAAAGTACGTGGGCGATTAAGCCACGGTCTCAACCTCGAGAATAAAGTTTTTATCGAATTTACCTAAACGAATCTTCCCTTCCTCCGCGAGGTGTTTAATTTTCATACCCAGTTCGCGATGGTCATCTGGTTCGGGCATACCTGGAATATCCGGCATAAATGCGGCTAACGTGGCCATCTTCTGGTTCATCGTCAATTCTCTGTTTTGAAACAGTTGCTTGATGTGTGGAGGAAAGTTTTCAGGATTCATTACTGTTTATGATGATAATTTCTTTAAATCAATCCCATACCCCAACTCTTCTAGGACAGGGTCGTTTCGGTAGTCCTCTTTGTAATAGACCCTTTTGATTCCACTACTGGCTAGAGCCTTGTAACAGTTTAGGCATGGGTAATGGGTCACGTACGCCACACAATCATCGATGGAGGCACCCCTCTTCGCCGCATCCGTGATTGCGTTAATCTCTGCATGAATCGTAGCCTGTTCGTGTCCATCCCTCACGATGGACTTGTGTTCGCACCCACCTAGAAATCCGTTGTAGCCCATACTGATGAGGCGGTTGTTCTTCACGAGGACACATCCCACCTTCAACCTCTCACACGGAGACCGCACAGATGCGAGTTGAGCAGTCTGTATGAAGTAGTCGTCCCAAGAGATTCGGTTAGTCATGCAAATTAATACTTTTTATTCTCTAGATGACTTAAAAAATAAGTTACATATACAAATATGATCAATATCAAATACGTAGATTTCTGTTCAGGTATTGGTGGTTTTCGTTATGCTATAGACGCATATCAAAAGACAAAAGATAACATTGAATTCACGTGTGTATTATCCGCTGATATAAAAAAGGATGCGATTCAAACATACAATCTAAATTTCAACGAAAACAATCCTTCTAGAGATATTTACCAAATTAAACCGAAAGAAATGGAATCGTTTGATCTTATATGCGCGGGATTTCCGTGTCAACCATTTAGTTCCGCGGGACAGAAGAAGGGATTTGAAGACCCACGTGGTGGTATGATATTCAAGATTGTTGATATTTGTGAGTATCATAAACCTCGGTATGTTTTACTGGAAAATGTACACAATTTGATTTCACTTAATAACGGCGAATACATCAATTCCATTTGTAAACTCTTTGGTGATCTAGGTTACAAAGTAAAATATACCAAATTGAACTCGAAGAATTTTGGAATTCCACAGTCTAGAGAAAGAGTCTATATCATTTGTACACTCGACAAAGATGTAAATATCTCGGGAGTAGAAAACATGTCGAATACAGTCACATTGAAACATTTTTTAGACTACACATATACAAAGTCCGATCTTAACGATGAATTCGTAGAAAAACTCCTAAAGTTGCACAAAAAAACATCCATATATGGATGCAAGATAGGTGATAAACGGGGTGGTAAGGATAATATTCACTCGTGGGATCTTGCAATTAATGGTACTGTTTCAGAAGATGAGCGAAATTTGATGACTTCTATCATGTTAAATAGAAGGAAGAAACATTGGGCGGCTAAAAAGCAAATAACATGGATGGATGGCATGCCCTTGACATTTTCAGAAATCCAGACATTTTTCAAGCATGATGACTTGCAATCTTTACTGGATAGTTTAACAGAAAAGAATTATTTGCGACTAGAACAATGTAAAGAACTCATTGATGGGAGACGTGTATATATTGACGACCTTGTGCCAGAATGTGAACAAATTGTTTCCAATATAAAAAAACAGCTAGATGAATCGAGTACAGACGCCTTAAAACAAAAACTTATCGAAGCGGAAGGGAATTTGGCGCGGGTACGTCTACTTTGTAAGAGTGATACTGCTACTCGTGGATACAATATCTGTAAAGGGAAACTCAGTTTCCCTGTATCTAGAATTTTAAACCCTGACGAAATATGTCCAACATTAACAGCCACGGATTCTAATCGTTTAGCTGTTGTCATTGGGAACACTGTGAGAAAATTGAATCACCTAGAACTAAAGAGGGTGTGTGGATTTCCGGAAACGTTGCAGATTCCCGAACATGTTAATGTATACGATCTATTTGGAAACATGGCAACTCCTCCAGTTTTGTATAAATTGATTGAATTAATGTTTGACTAATGCGGCCATATTTTCTTACACTTATTTAAACGATCGATAAACATATCAGGTGTTTTATTCTCATCATTCCAACCTTTTTTCGATCCTGGGCGAATGTTATAAGGTCTATTCTGTTTAACCTGTAAACTGAGTGGGTATTTACCATCATAATTTGGCAATTCCCATACATTTTTTACCCAAACATCTTTAATACGAAATGAACACGTATTAACACTTTCATACTCAATAATTAAGTACATAGTTTTAAAAATCTTTTTATGTAGACCGGATTCTGTGGAAATTATCCTTCTATATGCATCAAAATTCCCTATATCGAAATTAGGATTATTTTCAAAAACTTTCACCTCCACTTCGTTCACTGTCTGATTCTCTATAAATGCCAGTGGATTTTTACAGTAAAAATCGGGACTTTGATTTGATGGGCCTTTTGTAAGCATATCACCACAGAGATCACCAACGACTTGTTCTATGACATCACCGACAGAGTTTGAATTATCTATCCGATTAGATACAATTTCAGAACCATCTTTGCTAAGAGAATATGAAACCGCGAGTTCACATTCAATCAATGTATTTCGAATCTTATTAAACAAGAACATTTACACCTAATTTTTTAGGTTTACATGTGCTAACTTAGGTTCTTATCGGCAGTATAATTTTACCTTAAATCCTTATCAGCCGTATAGTACGTCTTCCCCTTCGTGACGAAGCTGTGCACCCTAGCATACCCCCACGCCTGTGGAGAGGCTCCCGGACGATGCCCGGTTCTCCACGCGGCGAGACCCCTATTGTACACCGTCTTGAGGGTCTTCAAAGGCACGCCAGTAGCCTTAGCAATTTCAGGGAGAGATTTGACTCCTGGGTACATCTTTCTAAACTTTTGCGTGTAGGAAGAAGTCTTTGTT